CTGCTCGCGGGTTGGGGCTTGGTCATGGCCAAGGACAACAACGCCCGCCTCTGAATCAATGAGCCACGCCCGCGTCACAAAACTAGTTGCAGTTGCGATCCTCGCCGCGAGCTGGGCTGCTCTTGCGGGTGGTTGCGTGACCGTTGGGTATGACTTCTTGAAGCAACAGGCGACCGTCACCGTCAACCCGCCGCCCAAAGGCCACGCAAAGTAAGCGCATGTGGAAGTGGATCAAGAGACTATTTGGAAAGCCGTCCGCGACTGGCCCAGCGCCAGCCTCGCCGAGCTTGCCATCCGTATCCACAACCGCCTCCACACCCGCCGCGAGCAAAGCCTACGACGAACGCCGTCTCAACACCCCGAACAAAAGCGGCAGACCCATCACGCCGACCATGATCGTCCTGCACCATACGAGCGGCAGCTATAACGGCTCCGTCTCTTGGTGCATGAACCCTGAGAGCAAAGTGTCCTACCACGTCATCATCGCCCGCAACGGCAACCGCACCGTCCTCGCCGACGACACCGCCCGCTGCTGGCATGCGGGTCTCAGCTCATGGCAGGGCGTGCCGGACTGCAACAGCTACAGCCTCGGTGTGGCGTGGGACGGCAATACCTACGAAGACCCGCTCGGCGAAGCGGCCATGGACAGCGCCATCCAATACATCGTGCCCCGCATGAAGAAGTGGCACATCCCGATGAGCCGCATCGTCACCCACCAACAAATCGCCCCCAATCGCAAGAACGACATCAGCCCCGCCGACGCGGCGCGGTTTAAGTCACGGCTCAAAGCCGCGCTCAACTAATGGCATTAGAAAGTCCAGTGCAGAGAGATGGCGACAACGGCTTCATCGGCTTTGCCAGCCGCTTGAACCCGCTGACCCTTCCGGCGGGCATGCTGCAAGACAGCGTCAACATGCGCTTGGATCGCGGAGTCGCCCAGACCCGCAAGGGGAGCAAGCGCCTCACCGACACCATCGGCACGACCGGCGCCCCGCTGACATTGGATTTCACGCTCGGCACCGACAAGGCCGTCACCTCAATCACTCGCGCATCAACCACGGCCACCGTCACGGCGACCGCCCACGGATTCACCACCGGCGACCAAGTGAACATCCGCGGCGCCGCCGAGACAGACTACAACGGCGACTTCATCGTCACCGTTACGGACGCCAATACTTTCACCTACACCGTGAGCGGAAGCCCCGCGACACCGGCCACCGGCACTATCATCGCCAACAACGGCCCCGAAGTGCGCGACAGCTACGAGGGCGGACTCTACGCGGCCGGTGTCTTCGCCTCGCAAAACTACGACAACGCGAACGAATACATTGTCCTCGCCGGATCGGATAGCGCCACGCTTTACCGGCAGGGACAATCTCCGGTGGTCAAGACTTACCCGACCAGCCCCGCTGAAAAGATCGAAGGCACCGACACCGTCTCAGTGGTGCAGGCATTCGACCGTCTTTACATCCTCCGCGAAGCCGACCGCGCCGTCACCGGCTGGGAGCAAAAACTCACGACCGCTTCCGGCATAACGGTCAGCACCACCACGGCCACCATTAACGTCACCGCCCACGGCTACCCCGAAGGCGCCCGCGTCCGCATTGAAGGCAGCACAACGCCCGCCTTCGACGGCCACGAATACGACATCACAGGCATCGCCACTGATTCTTTCACCATCACCGTTCCAAACGGCACCGCAACGCATGCTGCCGCAGGGATCAAGGTGCGCCGCGTCAAAGCGCCGATCTATTGGGACGGCGGCGCTGGAAACTTCGTCCGCGCCACCGCAGGTGTGCCAAGCGAAGGCGTCACCTACACCCGCATGCCGAGCATCGGCTGGGCGAGCTACCACAACAACCGGCTATGGATCGCAAAGACACGCGACACGGTTGGCATCAGCGATGTTCTGGACTCCGACCTCTACGACCCGTTTTGGAACAGTTTCCGCGCAGGTGCAGGCGGCGACGACCGCATTGTTGCAGTGCATCCATGGATTGAGGGCCAAGCCCTCGTCTTCTGCCGCAAGTCCATCTGGCTCGCCACCCTCGGCCAAGTGTCGTCCACAGATGGCAGCGACTTCAGCGTAGACACTCCGGTGTCACAGCTCACGCTCCTCACCAACGAGATCGGTTGCAGTGCCCGCAACACCATCGTCACCGCAGGCTCGTTTGTTTTCTTCCTGTCTGACGCCGGTATCTACCGACTCGACAGCCGCCTCGATCTAAAACTTCGCGGCGACACCAAGCCGCTCTCCGAACCCATCGCCGACCTGTTTAGCCAAGTGGTGCAGTCCCGCGTGGAGAAATCTGCCTTCGGCGTATGGCACGCCAACCGCTATCTCATTGCCCTCCCAACCAGCGCCGAACCTCTTGACGGCAACCAGCTCGTCATTGCGTGGAACGCCCTGACAGACACATGGGAATACCGCGACACTTATCCGTCCAGCGCCTCGGTCAACCAGATCCTCGTTGCCTCCCACAGCAACAACCGCCGCGTCTTCAGCATCCCGCGTGCGGGCAACCTTTACCTTTTGGAAGAAGTCACCGCCGCCACCGACGACAATGCTGTCAACGGCGGCACCAGCCCAGTGGTCGGCAGCATCAAGACCCGCCGCTACGACTTCGGCGACATGCACAGCAAGCGGTTCCTCCGCACCATCGCCGATGTCGTCATTCCGGCAGGCGCCAGCGTCACGACCAAGATCAGCACGATCAATCCTGACACGGAAGCAACGGTGGGCACGCTGACCAATAGCGCAACCAGCGCCGAGGACTACAACATGAAGACGCCGGTGCGTTACAAGGCGCATAGCGCCGAAGTCATTTACGAAACATCCGGTGGGCGGCCGGAAATCAGATCCGCCAGCATTGAGGCATCGCCCAAGTCCTTGCCTCCGACTGAAACCCGCAACGCAGCATAACATATATGGCCTCCTATAATTACACCTTCACCTCTGGGGACACCGTGACCCCGACTAAGTTGAATTCTGCCCGCACCGTCAGCGACATCGTCAACGCCGACATCAAGAGCGATGCGGCCATCGCTGGAACAAAGATTGCTCCCAACTTTGGAACGCAGGCGCTTACGGCCGGTGCGGGCAGTGTTATCGGCGGCAATACTTCAACGGATGCGCTGCGGATTACTCAAGAGGGTAGTGGCAATGCACTGGTTGTTGAGGACTCGGCGAATCCTGACTCGACGCCGTTTGTTATCAATAGCGCGGGACAAATTATTAGTGGGCACACCACCACATTTAGTCCCAATGCAGGGCTTCAACTGGCGTCCAACTCTAACGATGCGCCAAACGCAAACATCTCTGTTCGCAGATACTCGGACACCCCGACATCGGCGGTTGCTGTTAGCCTGCAAAAAGCGCGAGGAACACTCTCCTCGCCATCCTCCGTCCAAAACGGAGACTCCGTTGGAAGTCTTTCATTTGCTGCCTTTGACGGCTCAACAAACTACAATGCTGCGGCCGTTGAGGCGTTTATCGACGGATCTCCCAGCGCTGGTGCAATGTTTGGGCGACTGGTTTTTGGGACCAACGCAGGAACCGGAGGCCACACAGAACGCATGCGCATCGACAGCGCGGGCAATATCGGTATCAACACCACCAGCCCCACCGAACGCCTCGATGTCAACGGCACCGTCAAAGCCACAGCGTTCAGCGGGCCGCTCACCGGCAACGTCACAGGCAACGTCACAGGAAACGTCACAGGTAACGTGGCTGGTAACCTCACGGGTAACGTAACCGGTAACGTCACAGGTAACGTGGCTGGTAACCTCACGGGTAACGTAACCGGTAACGTCACCGGAAACCTGACCGGCACCGCCAGCGCCATTGCTGACGGCTCGGTGAGCACGAGTAAGATTGTCGATGGCGCGGTCACCGCACAAAAACTTGCGGCTGGAGCCGCCATTCCCGCGGGCGCGGTCATGCCGTTTGCTACGACTGCTGTGCCTAGTGGATGGCTTGTGGCCGACGGCTCCGTTGTGCCGAATGGGGTGGGAACAGTGCAGGGTATAACCGCTAATTTCACTTCACTATTCGCCGCCGTCTCAACGTCTTTCGGCGCTGCCGGGCAACTTCCCGATTTACGTGGGTATTTTGTGCGTGGTTGGGGGACCAACGGGGATGGCACTTTTTCTGGAGGTTTCGGACAGAGGCAGGCAGACGAATTTAGAAGCCACGCCCATCCGATTACTACGAAATTCAATGTTGTTGCATCATCGGGCTCCAATAATGGAAACAGATGGCACAGTGAGCAAGGAGCCTCGACTGGAGCCGCCGGAGGCGCCGAAACCCGCCCCAAAAATATTGCGCTGCTTTACTGTATCAAATTCTAAAAATATATGGCACTCATCCCAGGAACACTCCCCACC